CGCCGAAGGCAGCAACGAGATCGGCGCGCGAGGCATAGACCATGGCGCTTACTTGCTCTTGCGAGCCGGCTTGGCCGCTACAGTCTCGGCGGCCACCGCTGCGCCGACGTCCGCCGAGCCGGTGTTGCCGCCGGGCGCGGCGGTCGTCTCGTCAACCGAGGCCGGCTTGGCTTCGCCCCCGGCCGGGGGGAGCTCGGCAGCGCGCGGGCCTGCGACAGCGTCGACGTCGGGTCGGGTCATCAGTGCAGCGGAGACAGCGTCCCCGGCACTGGACGCGACGGCAGGCAGAGATGCCGCCGCGCCAGTGCCCTGCCGGGTACCGCTCTCTCTCGCGTTGAATTCGGAACGCGACGAGGTGTCATTCCCCGCGTCCTGGGCCGTGGACAGTGGCAGGTTGTGCAGGTTCATCCGAAACACGGCCTGGTCGATCGCCAGCTCTCGGAGCGTGTCCGAAAGCGCGTTCCAGCCGGCGGCTGACAGGTTGCTGTTATGCCAGGCCGCGCGCACCACATCGCCCAGCGGCACACTGACACCCTGCACGGTGTACAGCACCGAAGGCTGGACGTTGGAGCCGAGCAGCATCACGTCGTCATCGATGTCGAGCGGCTGGATCACGCCCCGCTCGGTCAGCCTCTCGATGTCGGCTTGGGACAGATCGAGCTCGTGCTCGGTGCCCGCCATGCGCAGCGCGCCACAGGCTTTCAGGTTGTCGAGAATGCGGCAGCGGATCTTCATGGCGGACTCGGCAGTGGAGACGTGCGGCTCAGAAACTGGTGGGCTTGGCGACCGAGCGCACCAGGGACATGAACCCCTTCTGGAGATCGGTCTGGCCGATGGCGACCCAGCGGGCATCGACGCCCGTCGGGTCATCCTTCGCGAGCACCGCCAGGCGATGGCAGAGCGCGCCCACGATGTTGGCCTGCGCCTTGATCTCGTTCATCAGCTCGGCTTCTTCGGCGCTGAGCTGGCGGTAACCCGTCACCTTCGGCTGCTGGAAGGTTTCCATCAGGCAATCACGCTGGAGAACAGATAGCCGGCGTCCGGCGCGGCGACGATCTCTTTCACCTGCTCGCCAACGCGGATGGTTCGCGACCCCTTCAGGCCCTTCTTCGGGTCCATGAACTCGCCCGCGAACTTGGTGCCGAACTGCGCCGTCCAGCCCCAGGTGGGCTGGAACGTCTGCGCGGCCATCTGGCTGGTATAGGTCAGTGCCACGTTCTTGCCCCACACGCGGGCAAAAGACGGGGCCTGGCCTTTCCTGGCCGTGTTCAGACGGGCATTGCCAATCCAGACGTTCTGGACTTCCAGCAGATCGGCGAGCTGCTGCCGGGTGATGAGGCCGTTGCTCTGGTCCGTGTTATTCACCGCACGCACGAGCTTCGGGTGCTGGCGCAGAATGGTCCACACCGACTGCCCCATCGTGATGCTGTTCGGGCGCACCAGCGGTACATCGAGCGCTCGCAGCAGATCATCCTGCGGGTCCGAATTCTCGTAGTCGCTCCACTGGTCCGTTCCCGCCAGCGTCTGGCGGTTCGCGGCAACGTAATTCGCCGTGCTCTGCACGGCCGCAGCCACGCGGATCTCGCGATCGAGCATCACGAGGTTGGCCAGCATCATCGTCGCGAGCTGATCCGGCGCCAGTGGGCCGCCGTTGGCGGGCTTCGGCATCGCCTCGAAGGCGTCCAGATCGCGCTGCGGGATCGTGTCATCGAGGCCGTAGTCGTCGACGCGGTCCTGCACGTCCGAGCCCTCGAAGCTCACTTCGTTCGGCGCGCTCTTGCGGCCGACCTTGGTGTCCGGAACGGTGTACGCCTGATCACTCGCGTACTTGGTCCAGCTGAAGGTTTCCGCCACCGGGACACGCGGCATCACCTTGTCCGCGATCAGCTGGTCTTCGGTGTTCATGAAGCCGATCGCAATCGCGGTCAGCATCGGGTTCACGGTGAAAGGGGTCTTGGACATGGCTCAGGGCGCTCGCGTGTTCGATGGTTTCTGCAGTCGATGGAAATAGGTACCGAGCAGGCGCTTAGCCCTGCATCACGCCGGGGGCGAACAGCATCCGGTCCACATCGCCGGCCACCGCGCTGACCTCGGCGTAGCCGACGATCCGCACGTTGTTGCCGGCCGCCGGAGCCGCCGCCACCGCGCGGCCCTGGGCGTCGCTGGTCAGCGGCTGCCCACGGGTAACCGCACCGCCGTACTCCACCAGCGGCAGCCCGGCGCGGATCACGTCGACCCGTTCGCCGCTTGCCACATCCAGCTCGGCGTTCACGCCGATGTGCAGGCTGGTCGCGGCCGAGCTGGCGACGACAGTGCCGTCGACGCTGCCGAACGCGACGATGCGGTACTTGGCGATGGCGCCCTGTGCGATGTAGCTCTTCAACAGCAGTTCATTGGACATTCGGGTCTGGCTCCTGTGTCTTCTCGGGCGCTGCGGCTCAGCCGGCGCGCGAGACGTGGTTGACCGCTTCGGCGATCGAGATCGTCACGCCGGCCTTGGCCTGCTCCGCGACGTACTCGGCCGCCTTGGCGGCGATAGCTGCCGGGTCGGAACCGGCGGCGCCGACAGCGGTATCCGCGCCGCTATGAATGCCGCTCTCGATCTGCACCGGCAGGGCGTCGAGCAGTGCGTCGAACTGCGCAACGCGGGACTTGGGGGTCTTGGTTCCATCCGCCGCCGCGAACTCGAAGGTCGCGCCGTCGTCGATCGAAGCGCGGAACTCGGCCAGGCCTTCCGCCTGCGCCGGCAGCAGACGGCCAGCGGCAACGTGAGCGGCGATCAGCGACTGGGACTTGGTCAGGCGTTCGGCCGCGCTGAACTGCGCGAGCTTCGCTTCGGCAGCATCGGCACGCGCTTTTTCGACAGCGACTGCCGCAGTGGCGGCATCGAGTTGCTCTTGGGACACGTGTGGCTCCGGATCAACAGAAGAGGAAGCCGCTGCGAACGCAGCGGAAGGTGCGCGGCCAGCGGCAACGCCACTGGCGGAGGAGTCGTCTTTCGCTGCATCGGCCGCCAGCTGCTCGAGGCCGGTGATTGAGTAATCCGGCGTCACGCGATCTGCTGCCTCGAGGCCGAACTTCTCGATGAAGAACTCACGCATCCGGCGCATGCCGCTGGCGATCAGCTGCATGCCGTAGGCGCTGGACTGGGAGAACTCGTAGACGGCGGCGCTGGCGGAATCGTCTGCCGCGAACTCGATCGGCTTCAGCCCTTCGATGGCCGGCGGGGCCGCGCCGAGAAAGCCGACGTGCACCAGCTTCGGCCCGGCCGGGCCATCGGCGATCTTCACGCTGCGATTCGGGAAGCGCTTCTCCGCCACCAGCTGCGCGAACTGCGGCTCCACGTCGGTGAACTTGGCGTAGAGCCGATCGGCCACGCGGCTCAGGCCACCGCCGGTCCAGCCGTAAGCGGGCGCATCGATCGCCGGGTGGCCGACGACAATGGGCGCAGGCGCAGCGGCGGAATGGTTGGCGACGATCGCGTCGAGGTCGGCCGTGGTCCAGGTCCGGCGCTTCCCGGACGAATCCACATGCGTGCCAGCAGCGAAGATCTCGACCAGGTCGTCGAAGCCCTTGAAGGCGGCAGCCTTTGTTGCGGGGGACTGTGATGCAGTGCTCATGCCGCCATGTTGGGCGGCGGTAGCATTCAGGTCCGGGGGTGAACTTGTTCGCCCGCCGTTGCAGCGGGTCTATTTCAGATTAGAGGCCGTTCAGACCGGCGTCAAAGAAAGGGAGATGGTGATGTTGCCTTGCAGAAGCATAGGGGTACTGGCGGTCATCGGTCTGGCACTGGGCATATCAGCATGCTCTGGAACCATTCCGGTGAATTACACGCCGCAGAATTTCGTACGATTCGAGGCAAGCACCAATATCGGCCCCTTCACCTATGCCCCATCGAAGACATCTGAAGAGATCGTCGAGCCAGCGAAGGCGGTGAATCCCGGTGCTTTCAACGGTTCAGCGCCGCGCCGTCTGTCGATCGCGCCGAACCAGATACAGAACACGGCGGCGGGGCAAATCTATCTTGGCGTCAACGTGGCGGATCTGGTGCAGCGAGCCACGGCACTTGAGCTGGAGAAGACGGGTTTCAATATCGACGATCGAAGCCCGCTGCGATTGTCCGGCGAGGTGCTGGAGTTCAAGGCCGACGACCTCGGTTACAGCGTCGACTGGACCTACGCAGTGCGTTACGTCATTGACCAGAAAGGTGACGGCAGCATCCTTCTGAACGAGACCTACGTCGCCGAACCGAAGCGAACCGGCAAGTTCGGTCAGCCTGCCGACTATGCGCCGTCCGTCAACGAGATGATCTTGTCGGCCTACGACAAATTCATTCGCGATCCGCGAGTACAGGCGATCTTCGGACGGAAATAAGCGGCACAGAAAAGCCGCCTGCGCTACGAGCTGCCGATTCATCTGCAACGACAACTTTCGCTGTCTGATTCGGTCAGCGTGCAATCAAAGCTTTCGGCTCAGTCGCGTTACTCGACATCGGCCGGCGCAGCTCCACTGCACGGCCCTGTCGGGCTCCTTGCGCAAAGTCCTGGTAGCGGCGGCTGATCGCCTTCTCGGCCTTGGCCGCTTTGTTCTCTGAGCGACCTGGCTCAAGCCGAAGCCTAGCCATGTAGCTGTCGATCGCTGCCCGATTCTCGGGGGCTACGACCAGAGCATGCACCTTTGTCTCCACGGCGATCACCCAGCCGGTGCAGAAGGCGTTTGCGCGCTCCACGCGGCTGGCCCGCTTGCAGCGGTTCAGGTGCTTGGCCTGGTACTCCGACCGCGCCGCCCGGAGCCGACGAGACAGTGACGTGTACGCATAACCGGCGATTTCGGCGGCGCCGCTGCAGCCGACGAACACGTAGTGGCCCTCCATCGTGCTGCGGGCGGTGTAGCGACCACGGAAGAACAGCCCGCAGCCAATGGCCCGCGCAACCGTGCTCGCAAGCAGCGTTTCCCACATCGGTGGAGAACGGCCCGCCTGTGACTTCGCCTGGGCTTCGGACGCTTCCGATGCGGCCACATCGTCAGCGGACAGGCCGAGCCCGTCCATCATCTTCCGCGCCTGGCGCAATGCTGCGGCAGCTTCATGCTCATTGCTGGACTTGGCCAGGCGCAGGCACTTCTTGAGCTTGTCGAGACGGCGATCGCGATCTTGGCCCGACATCAGACTTCGCCACGGTAATTGCGCCACGGAACGAAGCCCGTATCTGTCCAGAACCCCCAACTGCCGGCTTTGCGCCCCATGATGAATACGGTCCACACGCCGCCTGGGCTGACCTCGATGATGGTGTGACGGTCGGTGGCCCTACGCCGGGCAATACTCCCGGCCTTCCGGAGTCGATCTCGATAGTGAATGCCATCGAGGCTGGGATCCTGCGCCTGGCTCAGCGGCGTTCGCTCGATGTACCAGCCAGCGACCACGATGCTGACGAAGCTGAACGGATGGGTATGCAGATCCCGGCCGCGATCTTCGCTGGCAATGTGGTGCAGGCGCGCCGCGACCTTCGAGCCGATCAAGGCATCGAACCGGGTCTTGTCCCATTCGCGAGCGATCGGGCGGCCTTCGTCGCTGTCCCTCTGGCCGAAGCTGCCGCCGAAGAGCCACCAGCGGCCCATGTACAACGAGCCATCGGCACGAACGATGTGCCAGTAAGGACGCCGGTTTCCCCACCAGCGAAGGATGCGCAGGATCATCGCTGGCCCTCAGCGCGGATTGGAAAGCACATAGGCCTGCAGCGCCTTGTATAGCGGATGGTCGGCGAGATCGATCCGTGCGCTGTCGAGAACATCCATCACATCGTTCTCGATGGTCACTTTGACCGTCTTGATGTACCCGGCCATGCCGGAGGTCTGGAAGCTGATGTGAAACGTGTTAGTGGGTTCAAGCGTTTTGTTCATGATCGCCTCGGCTTGGGAATAAATCGGATGCAGCAAGGCCTGCTCGCCGCGTCGAATAGCGGGTCTGGGCGTGGTGATGCCGGTCGTAATACAGATGGCAGCGCTGGCACATGGCTTTCAGGTTGCGGTCGTCGCAGTGCTCGGGGGTGTGATCCAGGTGCGCCACGGTGAGCACCACGCGGCTGCCGGTATCCGGGTGCGGCTCGCCGTTGGCGGCGCGGCAGGCCGGATAGTCCGGGCTGCCTTCGCAGCGGTTGCCGGCGCGCTGCCGGATGCGGGCGCTGATGGCCTTCCAGTTCGGCGGGTAGCGCTTCCGGTTCTCGGGCCGGATCGGCATCAGCGCTGCCCCCGCTCGGTCAGCGTGGTCCAGGCTTTGCCGTCGCGGTGATGCCACGCCCACTCGGCCGACAGGTAGCCCAGCACTTCAGGTGATTCCGGCAACCACTGCATGACAAAGCGCTTGCAGTCATCACAGATGAACCCGGCCGGCACACAGGCCAGCGTGGCGTAGCCGTAGCGGTCATGGCGGCAGAGCTCGTAAGGGTCCGCAGCCAGCGCCATTTGCCCGGCTGCGCGCTTCACGCGAACAGATCCCGCTGCCGCTCCGCCAGCGGCTCGCGCTTCGTGCCAGACAGCGGGCCAGCCTCGACGCGCCGCTTGATCATCTGCACCCAGCGCTGTGTCAGGTGGTACTTCATGGCGATCGTCCGGGTCGGCACCCCTGCGGCCAGCGCGGCGGCGATCTGCTCATCGCGCAGCTGCTGCAGGATGACGTCCGGCATCGGCAGCAGGATTTCGAGCTGGTCCGGGTACACGGTCAGCAGTGCATCGATGCCGGCCTGGCCCAGGCAATCGATCACGTCGCGGTAGTTCAGGCTCACGGTCAGCCGACCGCTGTGGTGCAGATCCCGCAGCCGCAGCTTGGTCCCGCCGAAGCGCTCCAGGAAGGCCACGGTGCGCGCCAGCCCCAGCGCCCGCACCAAGGCGCGCAAGCGTCCCGGTAGGCGCGCGAGATCGACAGACGCTGCTGCGTCGGTCATCTCATGATGGGCGGGCGCTACAGTCATTCAGGCGTTGGGCCTACGCGGCCGAAAGTGCGCGACAGAATCGCTTCTGTGCTCGGTTACGCTCGCGCCTTGTTGTCGCCGTGCGTCCATCAACCGCTCGCACAGCTCTCGCGGGTAGACACCATTGTTTGCGCAGTACCCCTTGGCGCCGTCAGGCCATTCGATGTGCCAGCCTACGAGAGGCGGCCCAACCAGGCCGCTGCATCCGACAGTCCCGCCCTCGGCGTCAGTTGGTTTCATCGTGTCTCTCCTGCTGGCGTGCCTGCGGCTGAGCGGCGGCGTTGGGCGTCAAAGGCAGCCAATGCGTAATCGCGCTCCCATCGCCGAGGTTGATGTAATTACCAGGGACTCCGCTCCACCAGTAGTTGCCGCTGGCAGTCGCGTTCCAAACCACGGCCGGAAAATTCTCAATGGCAACGTCAGGCCACGACAGCCACGCCTGCACCTTAGTAAACGCAGGCGGTCTGCGCTCACTGATCGGAATAGCGGCTTCCGGCATTTCACTGCGCATCTAGATCTCCAGTGTTGGCCCAACCAGCTAATCCATCCGACGTATTTGCCGCCGGGCCGTCGTTCGGTTCATCAGAGTTCTCCTCGCGACAAGTACGCGGCTGATCGCGGGCTTTCGGGTCAACCCACGGCCACGGGCAGGCCGGTGCCGGCCGCAGATCGCCGCGCAGCCAGCGCAGCGTCTGACTCATCGGTTCGCTGTACTTCGTCAGATCACGCTTCGGGCTCAGGCCGAACATCAGCACGGCCGCCGTAATTGCATACGACCAGTCCAGGCCATGCCGTTGCAGCTCGTCCAGCAGCGCTGTCGCCAGGCGCTTCTTCGCTTCGACTTCCAGGGCAGTGATCAGCGCATTCAGCTCGCCCAGGCTCGCGAACTCGATGCGCGTCTTCCGCCCCTTGGTCATCCGCATCAGGATCGACTGCGCGTAGGTCCACGGCCGGCCGGCATCGGTCAGCAGCGCCTGGATCTTGGTGATTTCCTTCCGGGCCTTGGCGTCGGTGTTGTGCGGGCGGCCTGGATAGACAGGCTGCTGCCGTGCCCGGTGGGCCTCCAGATGCCTGATCAGCTTCAGCCGGCCCGGTGCATCCAGCTGCGTTGACGACTCGACGTCCGGCCCGCAGACCGACGCCAGCACAGCCTCGTACTGGTCACGGTCGAGGCCGAGCTGGTCTTTCAGCATGTGGATGCGGCCGATCTCGCGCTTGCGAGCGATCTCGATCGACACGCCGCCATCAGCCTGGTCGGCGATCGTGACGGTGCAGGTCGCCATCACACGCTCGCGACGTCGAGCGAGATCGGCCGGTATTCGGCGGTATCGCCCACGCGCTCATAGAAGCGGATGAACGGCTTAGTGCTGGCGACCTGCACGGAGTCGCTGATCGCCTGCATTGCGGACTGCCACTTCGCGTCCTTGATATCCAGGCCCTTCAGGCCCAGCACGCGTCCGGTGTTGATCTTGCCTTCCTTCCCCACAGCGAACGCGTCATCGACGAGCGCCATGATCTTGGCGTCGCTGCCCTGTCCCCAGGTCTGGATGCACTCATCGATGAGTGTCTTTGCCGCCTGGAGCCGTTCGTCGAACACGATACTTTCCTGCATCTGTCGAACGACTTTGTATCGGCCGTCAAACGAGACCAGCGTCACGTTGCCCTTTGCGCCACCGAGCTTCGCGTCGTACTGCTCGGCCGACAGCCGCACGAACGCCTCGACATCACCGAATGCCGCTGCCTTGAAGCGGGCCAGCGCAGCGGACTGCGCGAGAGCGGCAGCGATCATCTCTTTCACCAGCTGGTCGCGGGTGCGATCGATCGGCTTGATCAGGGATTCCGGCGTGAGGCCGCCCTGGGCGTTGCGCCAGTAGCCGGCCGGGATGGATTCATCTGCTGCCGGCGGCACGGCGGGTACTGCGGTATTTGACTTGGACATCACTTCACCTCGGGGATGGATGGACGGGCGAACGGCCCGGCCGGGCTGGAGAAACCGCACGAATCGAGAGGGACGGCTGAACACGCCACCCGAATCCCCCCGAAACGGCATCTGAGAACGATTTGAAGGCCGCGAGCGGCCACAGGGCCGTGCGAC